GCCACCAAGCAGCAGGAACATCGTCTCAGAGAAAGCGTGTATGTCGTCTATAGGAAGGTACGCGCAGTTATACACTCTGTTAGGAGATATCTCTATCGACTTTCCACCGAACTGCAGGCTCCTCATAGAAGGAAGCACCTTTTTATCATATACGAATTCATAAGCCCAGTCTATCTCAGCTTGCATATTGGGATATTTCTTGAGATGCATTGCCTTGTTTCTGTCTACCAATTCTTCCCAAGACTCTCTCTTCTGTAGTTCTGGGAGGTATTTGGAATATTTTAAGTGTACTGTAATATCTGATAATATTTCCTGTGAGATATTCATTTCTGTTAAAGTTTTGAGAATAGTTTATAACTTGGGCCCTGAGATGGGTCCATCAGTTTGATCTTAGTGGTGTGTGATGTTACTTACCTGGGATGGTAGTGTTGCCTGAAGCAGCTGGAGTTGTACTCTGCATGCTCTTCAGCTTTATTGTGTTTGTTCCCTTTTGGTTAGTAGAGTTGAGAGCTGCGATGCTATCGTTGTACTTGTCAAGAGATTGAGTGGTTCTGTAACCGTCTCCCTTTATCGCTTTATTGAACAAGTCTATTAGAAAGTTTGCCATGTGTATTGTTATGTTTTCTTCGTATCAATAAATATCTGAGTCGAGAGAGAAATTACTTGGAAAGTTCAAAGAATTTCTTACTCAGTATGGATTTCTCTTCAAAAGTCAGACTAGAGCTGTTAGAGGTTTTGAAAGCGTTGTTCGTAGCTGCCTGCATTGCGTGTATCTCTTCTTCTGTTAGCTCTGTCTCATCTATCTTTATCGTACCGTTGTCCGTGTCGATCATCGCATTGTACGTCATACCGTCTTGTCCATATCGATTTTTCATGATGTGCACTCTACCTGTCTTGTTGAGTTTGTCTGCTCTCTTTCTGGACAGAGACAGTATGAAGTCTGCGATCATGATCTTGTTGTACGATCCTGCTGCCTTGTCACCTTCTACGATGTCATCCTTTGCCCCAGCCCTGTTCACCTGAGACACAGACCATACGGGAATGTTCAGCTCTCTTGCCATGCCTTTCACCGCGGTGTACACGTCATCTATCTCGTCCTTTACTTCTCCTCCGACCCTTTTTGACTTCAATAGGTCTATGTAGTCGATGATGATCAGATCAGGTTTGTGTCCCATGTCGGTGCACTTCCTTATGTGAGACTCTATCTTGTTGACTGTGGTCTTGCCCATTGGGAACTCAGCTATCGTCAGTCTGCCTGGTAAGTTTGCTACTGTCTCTTCTACCTTGCTACGATGCAGGTGGACTTCCTTGAAACCTATGCCGGTGAACACAGAATCGTACCTCTTGCCTGTGTAGATGTCTGAGAGCTCTAGCGTGTAGTGGTTGACAGTGAGCGCCTGCTTGACTGCCTCAGCTCCTATGTTGACCAGAAACCAAGACTTGCCTGAGCCTGGTCCTCCGAATATTATGCCAAGGTCTCCTCTTCCAAGTCCTCCCATGAGATGATCGCTTATCTTTGGCCATGGAGTAGGCACTGCCCTTCTGTCGTCTTCTCTGTACCTCTGCTCTATGTCTTGCAAATACTCGTGTCCTACGTTCTTGTCTGCACCGGCTTTTAACGCAGAATCTATCATGATCCTTATGTCTTCAAACTGGCCTTTGGAAAGCAGATCTACGGAATTGAGTAGCGCCTTCTTTAATTGCTGGTTCTTGCAGAAGCTTGAGAACTCCAGTTCTATGTACTCCTTGTCTTCGTTCGCCGTCTTTAACGCCTCTTTCAACTGCTCTGCTACCGAGACCCTGAGGACCTCGTTGTCTATCTTTTTGACTTCTATCTGAAGATATTCTAGTGACGGTGTGGTATGATATTTGTAATAATACTTTAGAATGTCTTTGACTATCCACTGTGACGCCGGCGAATCGAACATCTCTGGCTCTACAACGTCGTGTATCGTCTGTAGGAACTCTTTATGACGTAAAAGTGAAGCAAGAACTTTTATTTGAAATCCACTTCCATACGCGTTGAGCGTGTTTAATTGTGCCATAACTTTATTATATATTTGGTTTTTTATATTTGCACTTATCAAAATGCCACTGAGTCATTCCGTTATTTCCTCCAATTTTATTACAATGCGGACATTGTATTTTTGGATTTTTTATTCCTAATCTATTAGTATTTCCTATTTTAGATATGCTCAATTTTCTTTTATGTTCTTCTGATTTAGATTTTCCCTTAAGAGCTCTGCTAATATTTGCCTTCTCTAATTCTGATTTTACTCTATTTTTTTGACCTTTAGAAATTGATTCTCTATGTTGTAAAGATAAACATATCCCTAATTTAGATTTTCTTATATTTAATTTAGTTTCTTCTGATCTTACTTTTCCCGTATTCGATTCTTTCATCTTTTTTTTAGTATCATCAGAAACTAAATGGCCTTTTCTGGATAATCTATATAATCGTTTTGTTTCTTCAGAATGTTTAAAACCAAATTGACCTTGTCCACCATCTGTCATATTAACTAAAGGTCCCAATTTAAGATCTGCTCTTCCATAGAATATAATCCAAAATTTTTCTTTTTCACAGGCTTCTTCCCAAGTTAACCATTCTTCTGACATAATTTCTACTTTATATTCTGTAAGATTAATCACATTATTCCAATGAATATTTCTGTTCTTTTTTGAATAAGATCTTTTATAGTTTTTATCTGATCCTATTCCTATATAAAAAACCTCATTCTTGTCTAGTCTTATATGACGATACACATATGCCATAAAATAAAAATGGTCCAAAGTGACAAAGAGCCTGCATGCTCTCTATCTCAAAGGACCAATAAGTTCTATTATAGATAACTCATGCAGGAGCTTCTATCTATAATAAATATCAGGAAATACTTGCTAAATACTTAAAGTTTGTGTATAGCCACGAAGGTAGGTTTGTGATGCTCTGTCCCAGTTGATCTTCGTTATACATCTCTGTAAACTCTGTTGGATAGTAGTCCTTCTTTGGGTTGCCCATCATCTGGTCTATCTCCTCTTGTGCCTCTGCTGGTATGTTAGGCTCGTCTAGGTCCATGAGCTTCTTGTTGATCTCTAGCTGGCTTCTGAAGTCGTAGATCTTTTTGAGCATTGCAACATCGCCGTCCTTGCACTTCTCTATGACATGCTCTAGACTGATAGTAGCACTTTTTCCTAACTCTGGAAAGTGTTTAAGCAAAGTCTTGATGCCTAATCCCTTTACCCCAGGAACGTTGTCTCCTTTGTCGCCAAGCAGCACCTTCTGGGTTAGAAAGTTGTGAGACGTCACTTCGTACTCGCTCAAGACGTCTTTTGGAGAATAGAACTTCTTCTTTGTAGGTGAGTATATGCTGATCCTGTCCGATGCAAGCTGAAGGTAATCTCGGTCCGAAGACATGATGGTCACCTCTTTTCCTATGCGCTTTGCTATGTATCCTATGACATCGTCTGCCTCTATCTTGTCTATCGATAGCAGATCTATGGGAAGACATTTGAGGTAGTCCACGAGCCTCAGAAGCTGGTTCTTGATGGCATCAGACTCCTCTTCTTGGGAATCGAACATGTCCCAGTTTGTGATTCTCTTTATACCCCTATTTGCTTTGTACTCAGGATAGAGGTAACGCTTATTTGTTGAGCTACCGCGGCCATCAAATACTACTATGACACGTGTTGGTCTTATCAGTCTCATCCCATATGCCATCGACTTGAGAAACCCAGTTAGAGCTCCTATGTGCTGTCCAGCTGGGTTCACGTGCTGGATCATCGCGAAGGATCGGAGAAAGTTGTTGAGTTAAAGACCGTCGACTATGAAAACCTTTGAATTCAGGCTTAAGTCGACGGTCTGTGTATTATTTTGTGAAAGATCATTTATCATTTCTGCATATCTACTATTCATATTCTACTATAGATTTAATTTTTATATTTACAATTATCAAAATGCCACTGGATCATATTACTCTTATTTGCTATTTTTTTACAATGCGGACATTGGGCCAAAGGCCTATTTTTAGCAGATTCACTTTGTGCAATTTTAGTTTTTTCTGATGTTTTTAATTCTTTATTCCACGTATTCATTCCAATGAAAAATGATCCTGAATTTACTTTATGTGGAAATTTTTTATCTTTATTCCATGGAATTCTATTTTTAATACTTTCAATATAGCATTGTTTAGCTTCTACTGATATTCTTATACTATGTCTACCTGTATTTTTATCTTTAATGCACATTAAATGAAAAGCATATGTTAATTTTTTATTTTCAGGAAAACTTCTATGTAATAACCAGTGCGCTAATATATGCTCTCTAATAGTTAATAAAACTATATTTTTATTGTTTGTATTTCTTCTATCACCAATTCCTCCCAAACATATTGGCACTATGTGATGAGACTCGTAATAAACCTCTTTATTTTTTGTTCTTTTCTCCAATTTACATTTGCAGACTAATCTATTATATATTTTTAAGTAATCCATAAAATAAAATGGACTCATTGAAGTCAAAGGTCGGGCAATGACCAATGATTCTAGAGTCCAATAAGTTTATTATAGATAGTTAATTGCCCTAACTTTCTATCTATAATAAATACTTGATTTTTAAGAATCTTCAATATCAAATATATCATTTTTTGATGGATCCTCTTCTTCTACAATATCAAATATCTCAGAACCTAGCGCCTTTATCCACTCATGCGAATATTCATTTTTATATTTACTTATCGCTGATGGAGAATCATCAATAAAACCATGCACTGTCATTATAACTTTGCCTACAGCTGTAACTCCAGTTATGTGATTTTTATCGCATGAAATTCTAGTTCTCTTAGCAAATTCCACGTCTTTTCCATTTTTTGTAGCTTTTATTTTATTAGTCCCCGCCTTTGAAATATTCCCGAAAGTGATTACAAGAGTAGAGTCAAACCACATAGTATTACCTCCTTTATTTTGTAAAGTTGGTTGTCCCATTGGATTATCTGGTTTTGCTACCCAAACTTTATTTATTGCTACAAGTGTATTGGTGTAGGGTTGGCTCTCCTTTCTCGACATAATGATACGTTGATTGATGAAGTTGCCAAATTGAGTCGACATAGCACCTGCAGCCCACTCATTATTATTAGTGGATTTTTCTATGCTCAGACGACAAGGTATAGACCCCACCGAGTCCCACAGAAAGCATATGTCATACGGTAGATTGCCTTTCTTCTGCTCGTCTAAGATGTCTGCCATAAATCCCGCCACGTCCTCTACGCACTGCATCTTTTCCCTGTCTACGTATATGAAGAAGCCACTGTAATCTACCACTTCTCCTGTTGACTTATCGACGACCTCATCAAATTGTAAACCCATTGACCTTGCGTGCTCCCAAGACCATTTCATCTCGGTAACTATAAACACTGGGAGTATGCCCATCTTTTGAGCTTGCACTGCTGCTTCTAATAGCGCAGTAGTCTTGCCAGTATCTGAGTGTCCTCGTAGTAGAGTGATGTGTCCTATCGGTATGCCAGGGATCTGAAGTGTATCACTGAAAGCCTTGGAGAGAGGTATCCACCTCGTCTCCTTGAACTTTACAGATGTGCTTGATAGGTTCTTGGACTTCTTGAATTTGTCCAGATTGAATTCGCCTTTGATGGCTGTAGAGAGAGCCCCATTGAGGCTCTCTTTCTTTTCTGATTTTGCCATGTAACCTTTTTAATTGGATTAGATATTGAAGAGATCATCAATTTTTGCATCGATATCACTCTTCTTTGTGCTCAGTGAAAACGACTTGGTCTCTGCCTTAGTCTCTTTCTTCTTAGGCTTTTCTTCCTGCGTTTCCCAAGAAAGATCTCCGCCTGGGATCTCTGGAGCGTTGTCTGGTGCGATGACTACCTCTGGCTTGTCTGTCTCCTCTTCTGGGTTCAGGTGTGCTTGTAGCGCTGCCTTCATCTCATCGTAAGAGTAATGCTTGTACGTATCCAGTGGATTTGGCTGTTCTGTGAGCCACTTCTTGATCTCTGATTCCTTCTCAGACAGAGGAGTCACCTTGCCTCTCACCCTTACTTTTGACTGGTTGAAGTTTGTGCCGTTCTGCTCTGGAGATGTCGTCTCGATCGTGATATCGCGTCCAGAGATGGGATCTGTGTAGTCGCCAACGTCTTCGTCTTCCATGATCGCCAAAAGCTCCATGAAAACCTGCTTGCCGAATTCCCAAAGCATGACGCCTTTGTCTTCTTCGCCACGCACTATCACTGGCACCATGACCCTCATCTTTGGTTCCATCTTCCTGGCCAGCTGCCAATCCTCCTTGTTAGAAGACTTACGTAGCTTCTGAGTGAACTCTGCGATCGGATCTTTCTCTCCATGACACGCTGGAGACATCATCGTCTTGTTGTTGATCCCGTAGTAGATGTAGATCTCCTTGAACGGGTTTGTCTTGTCGAAAACAGACGGGAGTATTCTCACCGAGTGTTTGCCTACTGCTGATCTCCATAGAGTCTTGGGTTGATCAGATTTGGAACCCTTTGGGTTCTGAAGTGACGCTAGTCTACTTCTCAATGCTGCAACGTCTATTGCCATATTTGAAACTATTTGTTTATAAAAGAATGTAATGATTAATATCGATCCAGAAAAATAGATCTATGAAGTCGCCACTATCTTGTGTACGAGGGTGTTTAATTTTCGAAATGCGCTGCCTTGCGTCAGGAGCATTGAGTTTCTGTACTCTTGCCAGTTTATAGGGAACTTGTTGTCCATCATGCCGTTGTTCAGGCTCATGATCAAGGTATTCAGCGCGTTTATCGTGTAGAGCGTGTTGCTCTCTTTCTTTCTGTGTAGAAGGATCGTGTTGTTCAGCATCCGTGTCTCATGTCCTTCGACCTCGATGTTGTATGTGCACATGTACTCGTCAGACTCTGGAGACGTCAACACGAAGATCTTGCTGTATAGGATCTTGTATTGGCCGTTTATCTCTGCCAATCTTTCTTCGAGTCTTTCTTTGGGTGTGAAGCTGCAAAAGAGCCTATTCATTAATGAGTCTTGCGTTAACGTGATCGTTGTCATAACCTGATTGTTTTTATAAATATCGGGTTTTAGTCGAAAAAATAGTCTTTTGAGTGCTTGTGTTTTACCCTGAATCCGTCTTCTTCGAGTATCTGCTTGACTCTGATGAGGAACTCCTTGCCTTCCTGTACCGAGTAGTCAAACAGGAAGGCGTCGTAGGTTATCAGCACCAGCTGGCTTGTCTTTCCTGACATGTACTCCCTAAGCCTCTCTATCTTCTGTACATTGTTTTTGGTCTCTAGATTCTGCACCCAATAGTTAAATAGCTTGAGCTTGTTCATCTCTGGATTCTTTCTGAGCAATGTCCCTGTTGGAAGTATCAATGAACCGTCTCTCTTGTACCTCTTCCAGATCTCGTCTATGAAGTCTCCAAGCTTTGAGAAGAAGGGGAACTCCTTGTACTGGTCATCTATCCCACCATACATCTGCTTGAACGTGATCTCCTTTGACCTATGGTACTCCTCTTCTGTCAGCTCTTCCTTGCCAAAGTATATCTTGCCTAGCTGCATGTGTATCGACTGGTCTTGATCTTCAAACTCGTGTCCTATCTGCCGTGCTATGAGTCTCAAATGATACGAGTCAAAATCGAACTCAACCAAATAATCATGTCTTGGAACGAAACACCGTCTGAACTCTCTGGTCTTTGGTACTGCTACGAAGTTTATGCCGTTGAAAGAGTTGGTAGGTCTGCCTGTGGTGTTGTACATGTTGTAGTACGAGTATACCAGCCCACCTTTTACGAAGCTCCTTTTTGACTGCACTGCGTACGTGTCGTCTAGTGCCTCTTCATCTATGGCGACGCCCTGCCTCTCTACCCATCCGTATGCCTCACAGGCTCTGTCTAATATACTGTGATCATTCTCAAGGTCAAACAGGGACTGGACTTTGTTATAGAGACACTGGCACCTCTCGTAGTGCTTCGTTATCGGCAGGATCTCGTTTAGGTTTGGAAGAGCGCCCATCCTCATGTAGAAGTCG